TGCCTGCAAGGTCGTCTTCGTGCCAGCGGGTAAAGACTATAAGCTGTTGCGAGTTGTTGTGTAGACGCGTTTCTGCAACGGTGTCGTACCAATCCGAAACGCCCTCACGCACCGTGGAAGACCACGCTGTTTTTGCATCCTTGTAGATGTCATCCATGATAAGCACATCCACAGGCTCACCCGTGAGCGCACCACCCACGCCAACGGTCTTGAAGCCACCCAAATGCCCGACAATCTCACACTCATCAGCGTTGCGAAGCCAAGAGCCTGCTACCGTGGTCACGTTGCTTGAATTGAGGTGCGTTTCGGGGAATATCTCTTGATATTCGTGGGTATCGATAATACGCTGTATCTCTCTGTTGAACTTGCGTGCCTTTGGCGCGTTATAGCTCACAATGGCAATACGTGTATCAGGGCGCTCACCAAGGATGAAAGAGGGCAAACGGCGGGTACTCCCCTCACTCTTCCCATGCTGTGGCGGCATAAACACCATAAGCTTCTTAATCTCCTTGTGTGCGAACTTGGTAAGCACGCCATAATACCGCCGATGGAAGTCAGCGGGGTCAAATGTGGGCATCGTAGAGAGGGTAAAGCGCAAAAGGTCAGTGCGTGATTCACGCACCAACCTCTCTTTCAATGCAAGCATATATTTCACCCTCTCGTCTCGGCTCATTTCAGCCCCTTCTTAACAAGTATTGTAAAAACGCGTAATGTCGTCGCCACTCTGTGTAGCCTGGTTTGTACTGATTGATGTATGCCTCACGCTCAAAGCTGATGTTAAAATATGCCCTGGTGGCATCGCCGCAAGCTATCCAGCGCACAAGCCATTCCAAAGCGTAGAGCAGGTAAAATGGCAGGTAGCCCAGCTCCTGCATCTGCTTGGTGTGGATGGTCTCGTGTCTAATCATCACTTGCCACGCTGCTTCGCTCTCAAACACGCGGTCTTTTCTCATGAACAGCACGCCAAACAGATTGACCGCTTCAAAGCCCTTGAAAGGGATGATGTTGTTTCGGACTACCTTCATCGCTCTACTCCTTTAACTTGCTTTCCAGCTTCTCAATCTCCTTGTCAAGCTCGTCATCTGACATGCCCTTGAACAGCTCCTTGCCATCCTTGCCGACAACCTCCATCGTCTGTCTGTTTCGCCATCTTGTGGGGTCTCCGTTAGCAAGCGTGAAGATGATTGCAGCGGTGTCGGGCTGTATATGCTTCTTGGTCGTGGTCTGCTCCTTGATAGTGGGCTTCTTCTCATCCCCCTTGGTTGGCACGGTCACAACCTTGGTCTCCGTTACATCATAGCCCTGTATCTTCTTCAGTAGCGACTTCTTCGCCTCTTGTACGAAGTACTGCATTCGGGCTTCATGCGCCTCTTCAACGGCTTGTCTGAACTCCTCGTACTCGTCTTTCCATCGGTGGAAGGTTGAGAGCGAGATACCTACTTGACTACAAATCTCAACAATGGTGTATGTGTCAGACTTTATCAGCCCGACAATCTGCTCAATGACCTTTTTACCATACTTTGCCATAGCTACCCTCTTTTATTGGCGCTTTCGTCCTAATAGTCCCAAATACGGCTACTCCTTTATCTCGCACTTGAAGCCCCTCCCCTCCAGCTCATTGAGTAGCATTGAGAGCTTCGTGAGGTCTTTGCTTGATACAATCAAGCGGGCTTCTTCATCTTCCTTTGGGGCTTCCTCTTCCTCCTCCTCTTCTGTCTCGGACAAGGTGACGCCCCAATCTTCGGGGTCAAATTGGAAGCCCTCGGAACAGAGCTTGATTTGCTCTTCGTCCCACGCAAGGTTGGCTTTGCTTGTAGCATTGTCGGCAAGAGCAAGCTCACGCCCAACTTGGCTGTCAAGGTCTACATCATTGCGCTTTACCGCAACAAGCGTATGCCCGTCAGTCTCCACAATGACGACCTTCTCAAAACCAAGCTCCCCTGCCTTTTCGGTGGTCTTGTTGCCGGCTATGATACGGTTGTTCTTGTCCAGCAGGATAGAGCGACCAAGACCAAACTTGCGTAGGCTCTCATCCATAAGATGCTCCCCATACTGCGTGCCTTTGTTGAAGTTGTGGTTGTCGGGGATTAGCTGCTCAATGCTTGTCTCTATTACTCGCGCCATAGCATGCTATTGAGTGATGATGTGCCACAGCTTTACCGCCAAAGAGTATGCAAGAGAGCCGAGGACGCAACCGATGATAGTAGCCACCAGGGAATACACCATCTTGCCCGAAAATCTATACTCGTCGTATGGGTGTCGCTCCATATGCGCAAGCGCTCTGCGAACGCCCCTGATGCGCTCCGCCATGTAGACAGCAAGAGACCTTACACGTGAGAAAGCAGAACCCCCTTTGAACACATTTCTGCCTGATAGGAAAACAGGGGGTTGGGTGCTACCCGAAGCAACACCCAACCACACCTTCCCCCCGAACGCAACAAGAATGCGCTCACTCAAAGATGGCTTCCAGCAAGACACACACTGCATGCCGTCGCTCCACACAGGGAGAGAGGCGCGCTCATCGTCAGTCATATCAGGCGACCTTTGCAGCACCTTGGTGGACTGCTTGAAATCTATTGGCTTCATAGCTTAAAAGCGCTTGTATCTTGCATCATACAAAGATACCATTTATATCACTATAAAACACGCTTTTTCATAGAAAGTTAGCCTTTATTTATGCACCCAACACGCACTCGAATTGGGAGACCCGCGAAGCTCCAAGCGAGTAGTGCGGCGTCGCGCTCATCTTGGTTGCTTCTCTTGTTGAATCCCGTGAAGTAGGCAAGCTCCTGGCGCGTTATCTTGCCGTCAGCTCCCTGCCAACATTTGCGAAGAGGAACGTGTGCAAACGTTTCCACTCCCATATGGTTGCACATTTCAATCAGCTTGCACCCTGTCTCATGGTTGCGCCCAACATCATAGCCCTTGGATGCTGACCTCGCTCTTCGCTCTGTCTTGGTGATATGCCAATTGCCTTTTATCATCCAAGCGGCTTCAACGACAACGATAAGGGACATCCCCGATGCTTCATAGCGCTCTTTCTGCTGGCGTATGTAGTCCACGGCGAGCGGGAACGCCAGCCTTGTTGCGTCAAGCTCCTTGGTGGACGGGTATAAAATAGCAACGCCCGAATGTTCTACATCCGGGTCTATCGCTATGATTACATCATACTTCTTCATGCTCAAAAGGGTGGTTCATCACCAACTTGTGGCACAGGCGCTGGCGTTGGCTGTGGTGGCGCTGAATTGCCCTTTGCTGGCGCTGCTGGTGCTGGTTGCTGTGGGCTTGCTTCTGCCTTGCTACCACACAACTGCACCTCCGAAGCGTTTACGTTGATTGACACCTGCTGCACTCCCTGCTTGTCGGCGTACATCTTTGCCCGAAGATTACCACGCACAAAGACCTTCGCTCCCCTTTTGAGGTAGGCAAACAACCCTCCGCCTTCGCCGTACCACAGGACGCTGACCCACGTAGTGACATCGGTGCGGTTGCCCTGGTCATCCTTGGCGTACTCCGTGGTGGCAACACTAAGTGCCACATACTTCTTCCCACCAAACTCCTTGATTTCGGCATCATTCCCGAGATTGCCGATTAACTCTGCTTTTAACATTTCTTTTTATCGTTTAAAGTCCACATAATAGCTCATTTCTTCGCTTCGTCCGCCTTGACATGACCGCGGCGAATCCACTCCGACATATCCCAAAACTCGCGATAGTCCGTGTTGTTGAAGCCGTTTGCCTTTGGCTCTATACCCCTATTTTTGATTAACTCATAGCGGGCATCACGCTTCATTTTTGCTCGTAGCGATTCAGCGTTGATTTTGGCGGCACTGCGCGCGGAGTCTCCTACCCTCTTATCTCGCTTTATCTTGCTTCTGATGGAATCCTCGTTCATGTCCCCACCGCGCTCTTGGATGTACATACGTATTGCGGCGGACATCCCCACACACTCCTGCTGTATTATTTCAAACACCCTGTCGACGGCATCATTGGGGATTACATTCTTCCCTCCAAGCTTTGCAAGGTGGGCTTTGTACTCCTTCGTGTGCGCCACGGCTTTGTATATCTGCTCTTCCGTGAACGCTGGATAATCGCCGGCAACCGCTTTGACCGCCGTCATGATGGGGAGACCATCATTGATGAAGGCGCTCAAGACCTCTTCGCGCGCGGTTGCCGGCACTCTTTCCTTCGCCATGGTTAGTAGCGTCTGTTGTGGAGAGCTGGACGGGATTCGTTGTACTTCATCTTCTCCTTGATGTAAAACCAAAGGTCTATACCCATAGCCGCTGCCCATCCAAAGCAGTAGTCCATTGCGAAGAGGATGCGACGCTCAATGCAGATGTCATTTCGCACAAGCCCCTTGACAAGCCCAAGTGCGTTCTCCGTGACCTCAAATTTGGCGAAGTCGCGAATGTAGTTGCAGGGATTGAGCTTGTTGAAGTCCACACCAAGCGAGCCTGCGAGGTCAGCAAGGCGAATGACAACGTCTGCAAGCTCCGTAGGCACTGTTCCCTCAAGGTACATTTCATACGTCTCTTCCCACTTGTCGGTTGCACCCCTGGTGGGTGTTTTGGGGTTGATGATGTCTTTGTAGAGTAGCTCGTTTGCCTTGCTTAGGGTCTTTCCCTTTCTGTCAGCTTGCACCAGCTCACAAATCTCCGTCTGAATGAGCATCACATAATGCTCCGTGCTTCTTCGCACATTCCAAAAGCCCTTATTCACGGCGTTTTGGTGCGCTCTAAATGATAGTTCGTTTCTTGTCATACGTGTTAAGTATTTGCGATTTCTTTAACCTATTCTATTGATATGTTAAGCAAATGGGCTTTTGCTTTACCTTTTACTGCACAGACTTATCACCGCGAACACCAAAAAGGCAATGCCGATGATAATCGCCCAAATGCAGATGTCTTGTATCTGCTCCTCCCTTTGGAGCTGGTCTAAAACAAAGTCTTCCATTGCTATTCCTTAATGCCGAGCAGCCGTAATGCCATGGATAGTCGTGTCTTTTCGGCTTTGTCTTTGAGGACTTCGAGAGGTATTATATACCCCACAGACCTAATGAGGTCGTAATTGCCGAACTCCCATCTTCCGTGAGCGCTAACGTCTACACTACATGAGCTATTCGCCACGTTTACGTCTATACTGAAATCGATGCGGAGAGCGTCGTACTCTTCGCCTCCTCCATCTTCGCCGTCTATCAGCGTCACGCTTGACCGCAAGGCGTAGACAGGTCTACCCACATCTTCTTTCCACTCCAGCGGGCATTTAGCCAGCTGTGCTTTTACTTCTTCGCGTGTCATTTCTTGCTCCCGTCTTCTATAGCCTTGATAAGGGCGTTTCTGTGATACTCTATGCAGGCGTTCATTGCGCTTTCAAGGTCACGGTACATGCCGATGAAGTCGTCTTCATCGGGCGTCATGATTGAGTAAGACCCGCCTGAATATTCCACCTCATAGTACCCTATTTCTGTCTGAGTAAACCACGCTTCTGTGAGGTCGTACTTGACGAAGTGCAACGTGACGTTGCTTCGGATGTAATTCGTGATGTCGTTGAGTGTCATAGTTCGTTGTCAGTTACTTCACGTCAAATGGCTCACAGGCAATATCTGCATAGTACTGCCAGCAGTATTTCAGCGCCTCTTCAAGAGTGTCAAACAACTCTTCTCTCGGCGTTCTCACCTCATCCTCCAGGTCTATGTATGCACCCCACTTGCCAACCCTTGGATGCACCTCAAACTTGAACCCAAACGCCTTTGCGATGTATGTCTGCGTATGCTGGTTGTACTGCCACTCTATTGGTCGTAGAGCCTGCATTAGTTGCTTCTTTGTCATAGCTCTTTTTACTTGTGGTAAGATTTCATTCTCTGCTCGTGGGCTTGCCTGCGAAGCGTCACATTGTCATTCTTCTGCTTCCTCCAGCTTTCGCGAAGCCTGCCAACTCTTGCCTCAAGCTTGGCGACTTCTTCGCGATGTTCGCGTGCTGTTCTCTTTGCTTCCTTTCGCTCTCTGATAAGCTCCAGGATTGCCGCTGTGAGGAGCACCGCAAGAGTGCCGGTGGCGACAATAAGGATGCCCAATAATTCGTGTTCATTCATATTCTTTCTCTGTTGGTTGTTATAATTGTTTGCAGTAGCAGCCACCTCCCATATTGACGTAGCCTTTAAGCTTCATAACCTCGTCATGCACGCCGTCAAGGATTTGATACACGCCCTTGCCTCCTGGACTTAGATAGGCTTCAACTAGGTCATCCCAGCGGTCAATGATTG